TCTAACTCCTTCATCTTTTTTTGTAAATCAATGAGTTTGTCAGCGGTGTCTGCTACATTCTTAATAAGTTGACCTGCAACTTCATAAGCACGAGGATGATCTGACGCTCGTGCCACATCAAGTATGCCATCGACTGCCTCCTGACCTTTCATTACTAAGTTATGAAGTTGAGCACGAGTTGTCTCATAATCCTGCTTCACATCAGGAGTATCTGTTTTCTTAAGTTCTGGTTTCACTTTTTCAACATGCTTCTGGAGTTCAGAAGGTTCTGTTCCAAAAGCATCATTTAGTCCATCAAAAGGATTAGACATTTACGTATGCTCCTATATCATATGAGATTGACATTCTTTGTCTAAAACCACCAGACGAAGGAACAAAATGAAGTAATGCCGAATTAAATATGAGTAAATCGCCAGTTTCAACTGGGAAGGTCCAACTAGTTGCATTATGAGTATTATATTCACCAGGTGAATGTGCTGGCAAATTTGCTAAGAATGAATCCGTAAACGGCGAATAAAATGTTAATTGTCCATCTGTAGACAAAGGATAATACACAGCAGATAAAAATGATTTTTTATGAGTGTGTGGTGTCGTTATGTAGTCTGTGTAATTATAATTAACCCAAACATCGTTAATTTTTAGTGAAACTGCACTTTCAGTTGGATCCGATCTAATCTCGTTAAGAATACTTTGACACTCACTTAAAACCTCAATATTTAAATCATCTAAACACTCATCGTTTTGATTTACAAAACGACCACTTCTATTATAGTTTTCTAAAACTAATTCTTGTAATTTTTCATTGTCAACAGTTGTAAGTTTCTTTCTAGAAATGGAAACTTCAAATAATGTGGTGTTAAACATAATCAGTAAATTAAGTAATTGATTCGTCAGATCCGCTGGTAGGATTACGTTTCTTGAAGTCTGTGAAGTCTTCATCAACAATACCAAATCCGAAATCGTCATCGGCATCTGCTGTAACAGGATCTGGTTGGATAGTATAACGAACTTCTCTTGGTGCAGAAGTTGTATTTGTATCGGTATAGAAATCGGTGATAACCTTTTTGATGGTCTTCTGATCGGTAACAGGACCGTACAGATATGTCTTTACAGTAAACTGAAGTGTATAAATGATTGCTCTACGAGTTTGAAAGTTATTCTCGTAATCATCTTCATAATCAACACTAGTCAAGACGACAGGAACATCCTTTGTTTCATCAACATCTGGAACTAACTTAACTGCTAGATTGAAATGCGGTTGAAAGAATGGAAGAATTTGCTCAAGAATTTGAAGACCATCCTCTTGGTTCTTGGAAATGATTGCTAATTCAAATGATAGATTATATGGAACTGGCATGAAAACATTTTTGTTCTCATCAGTATCCTTTGCAAACTTTATCTTTTGTGTAGGCGACACTTTCCTACTAGGATCATACTGGATGCCATTAATCTCAAATGAAATTCTTGGTAAGGTAATTTGAACTCTTTTGTTTGTGGGATCTGGATTTTGATCCAAACGTGCTAAGAATTTCTGCTTTGGTCCATATGCCAAAGGCACTTTCATTACTTCAGTCGAACGACGAAGTTCAATGTTGTTGAATAGCGTACCAAACGCAACAACAGTTCTTCTAAAAATTTCGTGATATGAATATGTGCCTAACATCAGATTGTAGTGTCAGTAGTGGACCCAATAGAACCGAAGGGATTACCTTCTGTGAAATCTATAATATCGTCATCGGCAGTCTCAAAACTATAGTTCTGATCAATGCTATCAGCGGTATTAGTGTTATTTAGTGTGTTGTAAGACTCAGGACTCCAGAGAGCGCCAGAGGTCAGACCCTTCACTGTCTCAGCAGTGTTGAAGGTTCCTGTACGGTTAATGACTTGGAGTTCTCTTGTAGAACTGTTCCAGGACTTGACTTCTGCTCTACTGTCTTTAGGGGAGTAGTCAATTGATACAGTAGGAACACTAGTATAACCTGTGCCCCCAGCAGTGACAGAAATGCCAGTGACAATACCAGCACTAGATACCGTAGCAGTCGCTGTAGCACCACTTCCACCTCCTCCTGTAATAGTAACTGTGGGTGGCAGAGCAGACTTATAGTGCTCACCACCATCTGTAATTGTAATTGCGTTTACTGCCCCCGAATTAATCGTTGCAGTTGCCGCTGCGCGGAACTGATCGCCAACAATCTCCTCACCGACTGTAAAGTCGCCAGAACCGCCAGCATCCATAACCAACTTGATAGAATTGGCGAAGGCAGTCTCGATAGCATCGATCTCCGCAACACCAGTGTCGAGGTCTTCGTCGCTGTACTCAAAGAGTTCGCATTGACACTCCCAGACATATCCTTTCCCCAGTTGATAGAACGGTCTCTCTGCTTCTACAAACTTAATTTCAAAAAGGTGTTTTGTTGATGGAAACCAAATCAGGTCTCCTTCATTTGGACGACCCTCAACATTCAGAACAGCATTATCATCTACTGCTGAAGTAAACTTTTCTCTAGAAAAAACAAACGTTGTCTTATCTTCAATCCTTACACCAAACTTACTAAGAAGTTCTCCTTGTCCTTCCCACCCCTCTACATTATTAACATAAGCACGAACAGCAAGTGCTTGAGTAAAGTTGCTGTTTTCAACTTCACCTAAAATAGTATCTCTATTGACATAAGTTCTAGGTAGATAATAAATATCCTGACCGTAGATTTCAATACTCTCTACAATCAAATTTTCAATAAATGTTTGTTCTTGAGCAGAACCATTTGCCTTTAGAAGATTGGTGTGATCTCTAAAGACAAAATCTCCTGCTGGTGAATTTGTAAACGCCATATTAACCTACCAGATCCATAGGAGGAATTTCATATTTAGAACGGATCTCTTCTTCAAGATCCTTCTTGAATTGACTTGCATCTTCAAGAATTTGACGACCGTTAAGAGTAACACCACCTAACATTTGAATGCCGTCATACTTACTTAGGTTACGACCCCACTGCTGTTGGAATAATGCCTCAACATAATCCTTCAACCAATTATCATTATACATTGCTGTATAGGTTTCAGGATCCTGACGCATTAAAACTTCAACTAAAATATAATCGCCTGCTTGCAACTCATCCCAATCAAAATCAAGATAGAGTCTACCCTGAAGTTCGTTAAAGCGAACTCTACGACTATTGTTATTATTGGTAACCCAATCTAATGTCTCAAGATATTGAGATGTCATATAATAATGTAAAATTTGTCCATGAGTCATGGAGTAAATGTCATTCAAGAAAATTTGATATTTAATATTAAAAATGTTTCCAGGAACAACACTAGACGCACCAATCTGACTAAACACTCTATTAACACTCATCACCCCAGGTGGGAGTGAAACGTATTCGTTACCTTCATACCAAGCACCAGAAGCAAGTTGAGTTTTAGACTTTGCAGCAGTCTTGATAGCATCAGTCACTTCAATTCTAATGAAAGACTTATAACTACCATTATAATGGTATTCCTGATAATAATCGATTGCTTCTTCAATCAAGTCATCCAATTGTGCCGAAGCAACATTGATGTCAATCGTTGGATAACCCAAACGACGAAGAGCATAATCTCTTAGTTCGGTTTTAGTAGCGGGTCTTGTAGCGGACATTAGTTATCAAGCAAATGATTGGATAGTAAGTGTGGACACATCACCAGCAGAAACGGTCTCAGTTTTCTTGAAGAAACCATTGACATTATCTACAGTGACTTGGTTGGTTCCAACTGCAGTAATAACACCAGTAGTAGCAGATGTACCACCAGTGAGAGTGTCTCCAACTGCCATCTCAATAACAGCAGAGACATTGATAGTAGCATTACCGCCACCACCTGTGATTGTAATAGTCTCACCAACGGCATAACCAGAACCATCAGCATTAATAGCAACAGCAGTAATAACACCACCAGAAGCAGTGATATCAACTGTTAGACCTGTACCATCACCACTAGATGTAGTTGCAACTGCAGTTGCTGTGTTATAACCTGTACCACCAGACAGAGAGGAATTGTTTAGTGCGGTTACATCACCAGGAGTAGGATCACCAGACAAGTTGAGAACCAAAGTAGTACTGGTTGCAAGATTATTGAGCATTGCTCTCAATTGCTCAAACGCATTATCGAGTTTGTCCTGAACTCTTGCTTCTGTATAATAAAGATTAGTACCCTCAGAGAGGTTTGTGGTGGACTTCTGAGATAGATCAAGATTCGCGCCAGTTGCAGCAGCGACACGAGCATCAGCACGAGTATTAGTGAAGTAAAGGTTGGTAGAACCTTCAGACAGATCATCAGTATCTGCTGCGGCGATACGAGCATCAGCACGAGCATCTGTGTAATACAGATTGCTGCCTTCTGCCAGATCACCAGTATCATGATTGCTAATATCAGAAACTGTGCCTGTTACATTACCAGTAACGTTACCAGCAACATTACCAGTGACATTACCTGTCAATGATGCAGTAATTGTACCAGCAGCAAAGTTACCAGATGCGTCACGAAGGACAAGGTTGTTTGCTGAGTTATTCGCTGTAGAAGCGACGTTAATGGTGATATTACCAGAAACACCATCACCATTGGTAACAGTGATACCAGAAGACGCTGTAGCGGTCACAGAGCGTTGTGCGTAGGTATTAGCAGCAGTCCTTGCCACCAGACCAGTGCCACTCATTGCAGCAAGTGCAGTGATATCTGCATCGTTGTAAGTAGTGCTAATCGTTACATCAGCAGATCCATTGAAGGAAACGCTACCATCAACAACTCCATCAATTGTGATTGTCCTTGCAGTCTCCAGAGTAGTTGCTGTAGAAGCATTACCAGTCAGAGCAGCAGTGATAGTTCCAGCAGCAAAGTTACCAGAGGCATCACGATTAACAACTGTAGATGCGGTGTTTGCACTTGCAGTTGTCATGCTATCCAAAAGGTCAGCATTCAGGTTGTTGATCTTAGCAGTGGTAGGAATAACCAGAGCAGGACCAGAAGAAACCTGAGAAATGATCTGCCCATCTACAGTCAGGGTGCCATCAATGTTGGCATTGGCATCAACATCAAGAGCCGTGCCAGACCCAGTAAGATTAAGAGAACCAGCACGAAGAGCACCATCTGTACCAGTAAGAACTTCAGAGTTGTTGGTTGCACTTGTTAAGAATGCGAATTGGGAGGTCGATCTGTCGAATCCAAAGAAGCCAATTTTCGCAGAGCCGTCGTAATAACGGAACTCAACACCACGATCCTTACCGTCGTTAGACGAGGGTGCTGTGTCACCACCCACAGTAATAATAGGGTCATCGAGAGTTGTGACCGTAGAATTGACAGTAGTGGTTGTTCCATTGACAGTGAGGTTTCCAGTGACAGTAAGATCAGCACCACAAGTGATTTGGTCTCCAGTTACAAGACTACCAGAAAGAATAGTGTTGCCATTATCAGTATCAACACTAAACTTATCTACAGAACTAGCATTTTGAATTTTGAAGAATCTGTCATCTGCGCGAATAGTAAAGTTATCATGTGTTACTACTGCACCGCTGATATCAGCAGAGTTATTAAGGTCAAGAGCACCTGTCAGTTCTGTAGTGCCATAGATTCTTGCAGCACCGCCAACAGCAAGGTTCTTACCAATACCAGCACCACCAGTCAGACGGAATGCACCATCTGCAGCGTATGTACCAGTCAGAGTTTGCTGTGAGTTTGCAGTCAGAGTTGTGACACCAGATACACCGAATGTATCATTGATCTGAGTTGCATCACCAACGGTCAATGTGCCGATGATGTTTGTATTACCGTTATCGGTATCAACTTCAAACTTAGCAACTCCAGAACCATTTCTTACAGAGAGAAGTTCGTTAGCAGCATCAACAATCAGAGAATCGTTGATGGTTGTTTGACCTTGGACAACCAGTGTGCCGTCTGTTGCAATGTTACCTGTAGAAGAGGCAACGGTCATCTTGTCCGTACTGCCATTTCTAACCGCAAAGTTAGCATCAACATCAACAGTACCGTTGAATTCTGTTGCACCAGTAACAGTGAGTTGAGAACCGAAGGTTACATTGCTATCAACATTCAAGGTAGAGTTCAACTCAGTATGACCATCAGCGGTCAAAGTACCTTCAATGTTGGTGTTACCAGTTACATTATCGACAAAGAACTTGTCGGTTGTGCCGTTTCTGACTGCGAAGTCTGCATCAACATCGACAGTACCGTTGAATTCAGAAGCACCAGCAACGTCAAGTGTGCCTTGAATATCGGTGTTACCAGATGCACCAAGGACAGAGAACTTAACAGTATCACTGTTGTTCTTTTTACCTACGAAGAATCCTTCGCCACTGTTAACAGCACCAACATGTAAGTTCTGGTTAACACCAGCACCACCAAAGACTCTTAAGTTAGAAGTGTTGGAGTTTGAGAATGAAGGGTTGTATGCAGCAACAGAACCAGTTCTTAGTTTATATCGAATAGACAGATAGTTTCTTAAACCGTAGTTCTCAGTTGCGTCTTCTTGCTGGTTAAAGTCGCCATTCAGGAAGATATCACCATCGAAGAGAACATTACCAGCAAAGTATCCACCACCATCAACTCTTAATGCACCATAGTCATTATTTTGAATGGTGTGAGGAGCACCAGAAAGGATGTTCGGTACATCAGTCGATTCAAGATGAACCAGACCAGAAATGTTTGCGTTGTTATTGAGATCAAGAGCACCTGTAAGAGTTGTGCCTTGAGTTACTGCAAGAGTGCCAGCAACAGATGTGTTACCCGAAGCAGCAACAACGTTGAACTTGTTAGTATTAACATTAAAATTGCCAGTTACATCTAAGATACCAGCAAGAGATCCATTACCAGTTGTAGATTGGAACTCAACCTTAGTAGTTCCACTACCATTATTCAGTTGCAGAGTCTTAGATGCACCCTGCAGAACCATATTGTCGTCGAAACGAGAGGTGCTGTTAGCACGGAAAGTGCCATCGATGTCAGTATTACCACCAATATTAACTGCACCAGTGATACCAACACCACCAGCAACTACTAAGTCACCAGTTGTGTTGGAAGACGATGCCGTTCCAGTAGTTAACTTAAGGTTACCAGCAGTAATACCAGAAGCAGTACCAGAAAAGACTTCGGAAGAATTTGTAGCAGCATGAAGGAAAGTATAACCACCTTCATGACCAGCCAGATCAGTATAGTTAGTATCCCAACCATAGAAACCTAAACGTGCTTGTGAATCGTAATATCTAAATTCAACACCACGATCCTTGCCATCATCAGATGAAGGTGCAGTATCACCGCCAAGAGTGATGATAGGATCATCTAATGTAGTAATTGTCGAATTGACTGTAGTGGTTGTACCATCAACTTGAAGATTACCACGAATTGTTACCAGACCACTGACATCTCTGTCATCATTCGGGTCGATAAAGATATCACCAGTACCACCAATATAGTTTGCCTGTAATCTCAGGTCTTCAATATGAACTTTACCACCAGAGGCAGATGCATCAATATCAACAACATCTTCTGCACTGATAGTAACTGTGCTTGTGCCAGAACCAGAATTCGTAGAAAGGATACTAAGGTTTCTAGCAGATCCAGAATTTTGTGTCAGAGAGAAGGTAAGGTTACCATCCCCAGACTTATCCAATGTCTGAGCAACTGCTCCATCAAGAGTAATATCAGGATCAGAAAAATAGGAACGGACGTTGACATCAATCTCACCAGCGCCACTGTCCCCTGTATTATTAGCGCCAAACAGTAAGTTGCCACTAGTATCATTAATCTTGATAAAGTTGAGGCGATTAAAACCAGTATTTGCTGTAGAGGTTGTAAGTTCATTATCAAGTTCAAAGTTTTCTACTGCATTACCATCAGTAAAAATGAGTTTATTATTCTGAAGTTGTGTATTATCAACACCTGCTGCAGCAATAGTTACATGACCCGCTGCGGAGACATCGAAATCCTCTTGTGCAAAACTAGC